CTATGCCCCCATCATCGCCTAAAGGACTAGAGGCTAATGAGGAGAAGCCTACCATTTATTTACCTGTTATCCAAATACTATGGACATCGCTATTGATTTACCTGTAGATGCTTTTGCATCTAACTGAGTTTGAATTGGGCCTGTTACATTAGTGACGTAGTTTAGCTCTGTTGAGCTTGCAGTGACACTTAAATCAGCAAGAGAAGTTACTGCAGGAAAGCCACCTGCCGTAGATCCATCATGGATAACAACAGTATTCTTTGTTGTATCTACTGTTATCTCACCTATAGCGCCTGTAAAGCTATTGTGTTCTGTAGTTGTACCCCTACGGAATTGGACCTGTTTTGCCATTATGCTAATGCTCCGTAGTCATCTACTGAACCTGCTGCACCTGTTATAACCCCGTAGTCTTCGTCTAGTGCTAAGTCTTCTGATGTGGCGGTAATAAAGACAACTGCTGATCCGCTTAAGTTTATAGCTGAACCTGAGTTACTACTTTCACTTACAGTCCTAGATAGTGTTGTACCTGATGCTGTATATGTACCAGATCCTATCTCAAAGTTATCTCCATCTTCTATGACGTATCTAACTATATCAGTATTTGATACACCTGCATCAGCGAAACTTTGGTATCCTGTCTCAGCAGAACCTAGAGTTATAGTACCTGTCCCAGTTGTGCTAGTGGACATCTTGGCCCTGTTAACGAGTTTGACCATTAGTCACCTATGCAGGGTCAGGAATACCGATTGTGAATGAAGCTAGAGAGAATGTATTACCCGATGTTACGCTCTGAGAGGCGCTGAGAGAGCCTGTGGCAAGCAAACGAGAGTTTGAGGTGTCAACTATCGCATAATGCGTTGCAGTGCCTGTGCCGCTTACAGAGCCGTCTGAGATAGCTGTAACAACAACTTCTCTTCCTCCACCACTACGATCAGATGGGGCAGCAATGGAAAGTGACGTAGAGTTACCTAAAGTGTGCGTACTAGTCGCTTCAGTGTAGGTTGTAGACTCTTGTGACGTAATATCTATGCGGTTTGCCTCAGTATCTAGTACTGTAAGGCCATTATCAAACACTCTATCTGCTAAACTAGCCATTTTCAGCTACTTTCCTTGGTGGAAGCTCTGCATTAGCCAACAGAGCATTAACTATGTCTTCTTGGTCGCTTAAATCTATGTTTGCACCGTTTAGGTTGCGTAAATAACTACCAAGTTCACGTAAATCGTGTGGAGCAACGTCTCCTGCACAAATTTTAGGCATTAGATCGAAGTTTAGGCCGTTCATTTGCCATAAACGCTCAACAAGCTGCTTATTTAGCACATCAAAGATTGAATTTATGTAAGACTCCATAGATCGAAGGAATAAATCTGTCTTTGACTTGCTAAGAGCGTAAGAACCGTTGGCTCCTGCCCCCAACATAAGAAATTCAGCCATAACACTACGTGCAATATCGTGTTGATAGCGGTTTATGATAGGATTTATGTCAATATTTCGAGATCCGTTAGAAGCAATAAGCTCAACATCAACAATACGCTGATTTGTAGGCTTACCTTCGGCATCACGATAGACATCTGACGGCAATAAGGCATAACCCTGCTCATTAAACTTAAGATCACGTAGGATCTTCTCCATTTGTGATCTAACAGAGGCTTGATCTGCTGTTGCGTCAGGACTTAGGTATTCTGCAGCAATTCTACCAATCGGTACACCATGTAACTCACGTTCAACTGCTATCGCTTCGATGTTCTGGAGGTTTTTAAGATATTGGTAAGCAGAGTATGCATTACGCAAGATAGAACGTCCAGATGGGTCGTTGTTCGTGTTTGTTGTCTTGTAGTGTAGTACTTTTGTAGACGGTATGAAAAGAGTTTTAATTCCGTAGTTTTGTTCTTGGTGGACACCTAGGACATCTCCTGTTGTCTTATCCACCTCGAACCGTTCTATTGTCCATTGCGCTCTAGACGCTAACTTACGGACACCAATTCTTCCATCAGAGTGCTTACTATATTTCTTCGCACTTCTGTTATCTGGTCCAAGGCGTCTTTTATATACAACCTCAAATAATGAGAAACCAAATGTCAAGTGCGATAGAGCTTCTGAGATGTGATCATCAACAGAATGTTCCATGTCTTCTAGTACAGATTTTACGAAGTCAGCTTCACGCTGTGCTTCATCTGTTTCGTTTGCAGGTTCAACGTAGAAATCAACATCTCTGAGAACCTGCTCTGTGGCGTACATGATTGCGCCAATTGTGCTATCGTTGTCTCGCATCTCACGAAACTTACGAATAGCTCTTTTACCTTTTAGGTCTTGTAAAAACTCATCAGCACGGATTGTTCCTTGGCGAGTGTGCGTACCTGCCTGTCCAAGTTCAATCTTGCCTAGTCCTTCACTTAAATTCTTCATCGTTTATCCTAAGTGTATCTGGCTAAGACCTTTAGCATTTGAATAGGAAAGGCGAAGTGTGGGGTTCGTAACGCCATTCAACATAAGGTCAGTTAAGGCCCAAACACAAGCGTCCAGTCGATCTGGGGAACCCATAGAGCCTAATGGCTCCCAAGTTCTCATTTGCGTTTCCAGTTCGTCCAACCCTTTAGCATGTTTAACTTTGCCTCTCTCATAGAGTGCAGATATAGGTTCAGCCCTAGCCATTTTTCCTCTAGAAGCGTGTACAAGCCTGATAGGAACTGCTTCATCCTCTGCTTCAAGAGTTCTACGCACCATCTCACCGCCTTGATTGCGTTCTGCAACAATACGATCAGCACTATATGAATTATACAGTGATATAGCTTTTGCAGCCCATTCTGCAGGGCTGTACCTATTGGTGGCATCTTCAAGGACATATCCTATTCCGTTTACGTCTATACCTGCTACTATTATACCAGTCATATCTGATTCAGCGTTTGCAGTTATCGCAGGGTCTAAGGCAACTACAATCCTGTTTAGATCTGGTATGTCTTTTTGTTCTATCTCACAAGCGTCTAGTATCTCAGTATTCCATAGGGCGCCATCAGCTTCTTCTAGCATCTCTGCATAGAGTTCCTGTTGTCCCAGTCGAGTACCTTCATACTCCCTCTTTATACCCTCTAAGAATGGGTTAGCTAAGTTTGCTGCATTATCAAAAGTTGATCCGTGTGTAATATGACTTCGATCACTCTTTAGTAAATGCCGCATAAGCTTAGTCGGCTTAGGGGTAGTGGTCACCATCACTTGAGGATGTTTACCAAGACGAAGAGTAAACTGTAGCATGTCCCAAACGTCCTGTTGGTTACGCCATGCTGCAACTTCGTCTGCCCATGCTGCGTGAAACTGAGGTCCACGTAGACGTTCGGGGTCTTCGGCTGAGAAAAACTCTGCTTTCGAGCCGTTATCCCATGAGATTGTGTTATTCGTGGGACTCCATACTGGGTAGCCCATTTTCGCACCACGGTAGGTCTTGTCGTGTTCCCAACATACATTAAGGAGACCGGACTCCCCTTCTACCATAACTCTTCGGATATCACCTTTAGTAGGAGCTACACAAGCAATACGTTTAAAGCCTTGCTTTATCTTGTGCCTTACCCACTCAGCTCCTGATCGGGTCTTACCTGCTCCTCGTCCTGCATTGAAGACCCAGTAGTCCCAGTCTCCTTCTGGCTCTAGCTGATCGTCCCTAGCCCAAAACGGCCATGTGTACTTCAGCTCTTCGGCTTGCTTAGGTCCAAGATCAGATAAGACTTTCTTTAGCTTCTCAGGTGAGAGAGACCTTAGAGTGTCTGCCCTTACTTCAGGAACCTGAATTGCTGTCTTCTTCTTGTAATTCCGAACCATGGCCTAGGAGATTCATTAAAGAGTTAATTGCGCTTTCGTCCTCGTCGGGGTCTCCCTCGACTTCACCAAGCTGTTGGGTTTCTTTTGGACTCCAACCTGCTTTAGAACGGAGGAATAATTCCTGAGATGGAAAGTGTCCATCCACGGCTTGCTGTATAACCACGTTACCAACACGCTGAGTAATGTCAGCTCTAGCCTCAGCTATGTCTCCACCATAGAATTTGTAGAGCATAGCATTGTTTCTAGGCGCATCTTGAAAGCGTTTGTTGATAGTAGCCAGTATATCCTTAATCTGTACGCCATCCTGTACGGCCTGACGGACATATTTAGCTATAGGCTCACTATAACGTAGTTTAGCGTTCATTTTGACTTCTTTCTAAGGATGTAAACACTTTGGGCGTATATCCGACGCTCATAAAATATCAAAAGGTGGGGAGGTGCGATATATTGCCATAGAAAGTGCTATGAAGCGCATATAGTACTTTTTACGCAGATTTCAAGGGGTCAGACTAAATTAATTAACTACAACCTATAATAAGTGTATTTAAGTCACTATTTCCTCTTGTAACGACTAAGAAAGAGTATAGTGTTAATAGTTGTGTTAAGTGTAACCATAATAAGTATCCACCATTGCCACCATAGCAACCCAGTTAGCTCAAACATCTACTTCTTTCTTAACTACAATAACTCTAGGGGGCAAGTCCAGATCGTCTTAAGTGTTGCTTAGGTCTAATAACTTCTTATAGCTAGTAGTTAGTAATAAACCTAAGAGAAAACTTAAGATAGGAACTTAGTGTGTATATAGGGTGTCAAGGGGAGAAATCAAGTAGGTGCGACAATCTGTCATACCTTAGCCTATTTTCTTATGTTACTAATTGGGGTGGTAACACCCAGGAAGATCCCTCCGCTTTAGAATACGGAGGGTCTCATAGCTAGTAGATAAGGTGATAGAATAGGGTGCTAAATCCGACTAGGACTATGACCCAGAGGGCAAGCTCGAGGCTTGCCCAAAGGATAGCGCGGATCACTTGATCAGCTCGTTGTCTGTTAGCACGGACATAAAGAAGTCAGCTTGACCTTTGCGGCCAAGAGTATCGCTGCTGTACATCTTGTGACCTAGGTTGTCCCAAGATGTATTCTCATGCATGAACGCTTTGTTAATAACGCTAATAGCAATATTGCGATCTTCACCTTTTTTGCGGCTAGCGACAAACTGTGCCAGTGCAGTGATTACGTCTCCCGCCATTTCGGCTTCTAAGACTTCGGTTGTTTTAGCGGCTGTATTGCGGCTAAGAGATTTAATTGTAGTCATGTCAAAATCCTTTCTGTTTTAGTTGACATACTTACTTTTAGCATCTGGTAACACAGCTGTCAATATGCTATTTTTGCATACCGGATATGCGCTCTGGTCATAGCTTAGGTCTGAGCTTAGATCTTAGCTATGCGCTTAGATCATGCCGGGTATGCGCTCTGATCATAGCTCCCGGCCAGGCTCTAGTCTAAGACCTTAGCCAGGACCCCCGATAGGAAATTGACTAGACCCCTGGGTGGAAAATAAGGGGAGGCCGTAGCCTGGCTCCTGGCCAGGACCTAAGCTATGCCCCTGGATAGGAACTAAGGGGAGGCCGAAGCCTGGACCCTGGCTAAGATCCTGGCCTGGACCCTGGCTAACCCCCTGGGTGGAAATACAGCTAAGGTCTAACCTTTTGTCTACTCCCGGCGCCTGGCCTGGCTGCCCCATTGTTACCTAAGAAACTCCCCCCGTAATAAATATGTGATCACACCCTAGATAATAAATAGGATCATAACCCGTTGATATCATTGATACAATTCTTTAGACATAGCCTAAGTAATTTACCCGGCTGTTACTGGGTAGAAAAAACTTAGTGCTTGCTATCTCCGACTAGCTATGCTAAAGTGTAAGCACGGGATAGGTATGTCCTGTGGTTTTAGCTTAGATTGTGTCTTAGTTAAGATCTAACATAACAAACTTAGGAGGTAACATGAGAGATTTCAGTAAAGCTCTCGCAGGGGTCGAGGTTCAGAATATGGACTTAGATAGCCTTGGGCTTTCTGGTCGTACTCTTGGGCGTATATATACGTTCTTAGACGAAATCGTAGTCCGTGACTACAGCTTGTTCTACAGTACTAGAGACCATGAAAGTGACTTAGACAATCTTATAGAATGGCGCGAGCGTTCGCGTAAGGATATTGACTCGGTGCTCAGGGTGTTCTGGCCGAACATAGATAATGGCGCACCTAGTTGTCTAACTATATGGCCGGTGGTCGATGCTAGGGAAAAAGGTAGGCCATCTAGGTCTAGCATGAAAGTAGGTCGTGCGCTTAGGCGTATGTTTCCAGTATTAACCGATATGGAAGTGGACAACTTAGTTGACCTAATTAAGTCTAAGTTAATGTCTCAAGAATATAACTACTTTGTAGCTAAGGATGCAGTCGCCTTTAAAAAGGCTTACAGTTCTGAGCAGGCAAAGTACGCAAATTTAGAGACAAGTCACGCTAAGAAACATATGGCCAATAGTTGTATGCGTTATGAGTTTGACAACTTACACAGTCACCCAGCTGAGTTTTATGCTTCAGGTGATTTCGAGATGCACTGGATAGAAACACTCGAAGGTAAGATTGCAGGCCGTTGCGTGGTAGCTGTAGCTAAGGCAGGTGCTAAGATTGCACCGCAGCCTGCTCCAGTCTATGCAGTCTGTGAGGATAGCTATGAGTTTCTCTGGGCTAAACTTAAGGAACGCGGCTGCTTGCCAGTATCTGAGAGTAACTGGGTCGGTTGTCATCTCAATGTTACCTATGTTAATCGTGAGGATAGTAGTGATGGGTTTATAGGCGCTTACTTGGACTTAGATCCAAGGGCGGCAAAACTATCAGACTGTGAGACTAAGTTAGTTATTACAGCTCGGGGCGAGGTAAATTGCTCGGCTTATAGTGGTATACTTTTCTCTGGGGATCAGTACTCTTGTGATAACTGTGGCGAAGGCGTAGACGAATCTGATCTTTATTATGATCCGGATGGCAATGGCTATAGCTACTGTCAGGATTGCTACCATGAACGCTACGCTAATTGTGAGAATTGTAATGAAGATTACAGTCGGGTGGAATCTTCTGAGGTGATGACCAGTCGTAATAGCTGGTGTGAAACTTGGTGCGATAGTTGCTGTAGTAATCACGCGGTCGGGGCTACGGATGGTAACCTTTGGTCTGAGGATGATGTTACCTTAGTTGCTAGTGGCGACTATGTTACGCAGGATGAGTTAGATGATAATTACTTCTATTGTAGCTTAGTTCTTGATTGGTATCATGTTGACCAAATACGTCGGCTCTCCAATGGGGAAGTTGCAGCCTTAGAAAGTATAGAAGACCACAACAGGTCTTTTGATACTAAGTATATCTGGGAAGCTGTAACCTCAGTTTATATTATTCCAGAAGAACAAGAAATTAACTTAGAAGAAAGTGAGGCACAAAGTGCATAGTTTAACCAGTATGTTAAAGTACAAGCGCAAACCGCGTACTGATAGCATTAAAGATTTCTCAGAGCGGTTCTTGCATCCGACATTCGGATTTCCAGACAAGCATGGGAACTATGAGTTGATCGTAGGTAAAAAACCTAAGATTTGCTTTGCAGCGCATTACGATACAGTCCATAGCGACGACGGTATGCAAAACATCCAGATCAATAATCAGACTGTAACCTTAGCAAAAGGCTCTAAGTCTAATTGCCTAGGCGCTGACTGTGCTACGGGTATCTGGCTTATCTTAGAAATGATTGACGCAGGTATCGAAGGTGTCTACATAGTCCATGCCGAAGAAGAAAGTGGCTGTGTAGGATCTAGCGCGATGGTAACAAGTAATCCTAAGTGGATGCAGTACCTAAAAGCCGTCATAAGTTTTGATAGGAAAGACAAGGAAAGTATCATTACCCACCAAATGGGGATGCGTACTTGCTCTGATGCCTTTGCTGTTAGCTTAGACAAAATCCTTGGCTTAGGTATGCGACCTGATACGGGCGGTAGTTACACAGATAGTAATGAGTATGCAGCCGAGGTATCAGAATGTACCAATGTTAGCGTAGGTTATTACGCGCAGCATACCGCTAGAGAGAGTCAAGACTTACAGTTTGCCAGTGATCTTAGAGATGCTCTGATAAAAGCTGACTGGTCAAAGCTAGTATTTGAGCGTGACCCTAGTACCATAGAATACGCGTATGGTACGGGTTATAATGTAAGCTATGGTCAAGACTGGGAAAATTACGACTGGGATGGTCGCCCTGTTCATATCGACACAGAGCCCTATGAGGATATCGTAAGGGATAACCCCGAGGCTGTAGCTAGGATGTTATCTGACTACTTCAGTAGTCACATGGATCTACTAGAAGAGCTGTATGAGTATGGCTTAGAAGAAAGTAATAAGGGCTTTCTAAATAGGTGGCTCAGATGACTAAGGGCGAGAAACTCATAGAAAAGATTAATATGGTTTTTACCCTATTACAAGCTAGGCGAGATGATGCGGCTGCGGTTGTACTTCAGCAAGTATTAGATGAGCTTAGAGATATCAAGTAAGGCAAACTGGGCAAGCTCTAGGGCTTGCCCCTTAGATTGGAGGATAAGACAATTACTAAGATAGATATAGAAAAAAGAGATGCGAGAGCTAAACTTAGAAAGATAGCAAGAGCACGAGCTATTCAAAAGTCTAAGCATAGGAGGCGTACTTGGAAGTATAGGTATCTGTGTGAAGATAGGTTCTGGCTTCCTGCTAGTTTTGACGTGGTGTTTCCTAAACAAGACACAGAGCTTAGGCAACCTGATGAGAGCCTAATCAGTGTCTCTTGCCCAGACTGTGACCTATTCGCTAGCTTAGGGGAACGTTGCCCCCGATGCCTAGGGATGGGCGTACTTAACATTTACGAAGTTTAAGTCTAAGCCCTAAGCTATTGATTTAGCTTAGGGTTTTCACTTTCTCCTAAGCTAAAATCTAAGCTAAGAACCGGGCTAAGACCTAAGCCTGGTCCTAAGCCAGGGCCTAAGCCTAGTCCTTAGCCAGGAAAGACCCTCCAGTGGAAAATGCCTAGACCCTCCAGTGGAAAATGCCCAAGACCCTGCGGTGGAAATAGACCCCCGATGGAAATTGTCTTAAGTGTTGCTATAGTCTCTACTAACTCTAAACAGTCTGTAGAAGTTTATTTCTAACGAATCACTTAAGATTATTTTACTTTCTAGGTTTTGAGTAGTCAATATTAAAACTATTATATTGTAGCTGTGACAACTTGACACACTTGCCCCCTGCGATAGAAATTGGTAGAATGCGCGAAGAAGGAGAACTGCATGGGTAAAATGAAATCAATATATACAGATACGTGCATAGAAGCGTGGGATAGTGGCTACGTAGCAGGTTACAAAGGCTACACACTTAAAGTTATACCTCATAGCTTTGCTGAACTAAAAGATTACGAGAATGCTTACAGGGATGGTTACCTAGAAGCTATTAATGACAAGCGAAAATATAGGAGAGCGCCAGTGGAAATTAGGCAGAGTAGAAGACACGAACTAGCAGAGATGAGGGGTGCAGCCGATAAGTATTACGGCAGACCAAGAAACCCACATATTTGGTTGGATAATTTGGGTCGGAATATTGTTGTTGAAGAAAGCATGACCCCAGAGGAAATTAAGAACTACGAAAAAGGTTATAGTTTAGAGACAGATCGAAAGGAATATTAACATGGCTGAACTAGCACACTTACCATGTCCTGATAAAGCTAACTGCGGTAGCAGTGATGCCTACTCATTTAATACAGAGAAAGAGGTGGGCAAGTGTTTCTCTTGCGACCAATACTTTTTTGACCAACACAAACCTTTGAAGCACAAAAACAGGAGTGATAAAGAAATGGCTTTCGATACGCCAGTAGAAGAAGAAGCAGTAGACCATCAGTACTTGCCCTCAAGGGGTATCTCAATCAAGACGATGGAGATGTATGATGTTCGTAGTTATGTAGATGGTGGTGGTAGTGTAGTTAAGCAGGAGTATATGTACCCATCAGGCGGTAAGAAGATCAGAGTTATGCCTAAGACTTTTTCTGCCCAAGGCTTATCTCAAGATGAGTTGTATGGCATGAACCTGTTTCCTGCAGGTTGTGCTAAAATCGTAACCATTACTGAGGGAGAAGTAGACGCTCTGTCAGTGCAGGAAATGATGCAGGGTAGGTCGATACAAC